ACGCTCACGGCCAACACGCTCGTCAGCACCAACCAAGCCACCATCGACGGCATGGCTGTCGGGCAGGGCGTTGGGAACGTCTCAACAAATACGGCAGTTGGCGTGGATGTACTGTCTAACGCATCACAAACTGGTCAGGGTAATACCGGGTTTGGATTTAGTACGTTAAAGGCCAACACCAGCGGTAATAATAGTACGGCAATTGGAAACTCTGCGTTAATTGTCAATACCACCGGAGACTTCAATACCGGAGTTGGCTCGGCAGCGTTGTTTGGCAATACGACTGCAAGTTACAACACGGCGGTTGGTAGAGCGTCCCTGTTTACAAACTCAACTGGTGGTTCAAACACAGCAATCGGTTATGAATCTCTAAACAAAAATACCACCGCTTCATTCAACACCGCTGTTGGGTATCAGGCTGGATATGCCAACACGACCGGAACGGCTAATGACGCTTTCGGAGTGACGGCTCTTTACAGCAATACAACCGGATCAAACAACCGGGCTTTTGGCGGCGCTGCTCTCTACAGTAATACAACCGGAGGCAACAATACCGCCGTTGGTTCAGCCGCTCTCTACTCCAACACCACCGCTTCCAACAACACGGCTGTGGGGTATCAGGCTGCATATACGAACTCAACTGGTACTGGAAATACATTAGTAGGCACGGCGTCTGGTTATTCCAATTCGACTTCAAATGCATTAACAGCCGTAGGATATAACGCAGCATATACGTCCACGGCTGGTAGAAATACTGCAATCGGTTGTCAAACGATGCAGTTGAATACCACTGGCACATACAACGTTGCTGTGGGCGGTGGAGATGGCAGCGCAGAAGTACCGACTTTTTATAGAAACACGACGGGGTCATCCAATACTGTTGTGGGTTGGATTGCGATGCAAGAAAACACAACAGGCTCAAACAATACAGCAATGGGGTATCAGGCGCTTAGTCAAAACACCACCGCCTCCAACAACGTAGCAGTCGGCTATCAGGCTGCGTACAGCAATACGACTGGGCTTGAAATTACCGCTATCGGCTTTGAAGCCTTAAATAAAAACACCACGGGTAATTACAATACCGCTTTAGGTTATCGAGCGTTAAAAGAAACCACTACCGCTGTCGAAAACACGGCGGTTGGTGATTCCGCAGCACAAAACCTAACAACTGGGGCTAACAACACAGCATTAGGTTCTATTGCTTTAGTTACTGCAACAACGGCTGGCGACAACGTTGCAGTTGGCAGATCTGCGCTGCGACTTACGACCACAGGTTCCTATAACACCGCCGTTGGCTCATCTGCGCTTAACGCTAACACGACAGCATCCTATAACACTGCGGTTGGATATCAGGCTGGCACGGCTAACACAACGGGGGCAAGGAACTCGTTTTTTGGTTCATTCTCCGGTTTGAACAATACGACCGGAGAGTACAACGCAGCGTTTGGCTATGAGACTCTTGCTACAAATTCTACCGGCGCTAATAACGTTGCAGTTGGATATCAGGCGCTTAATCTAAACACCACCGCCTCCAACAACGTGGCTGTTGGTTTAGAGGCACTTTATTCAAACACCACCGGCGGTAATAACACTGCGGTTGGATCGGGTGCGGCGCGTACCAGCACTGCTGGAAGTACAACTGCTATTGGGTATCGTGCGCTTTACAATAACACCACAGGAAATACAAATACTGCGGTTGGTTTAGATGCGCTTTTTGCTAACACCACAGGAGACGGTAGCACTGCGGTTGGTTATCTTGCGCTGACCAATAATACGACGGGAACGTATCACACGGCAGTTGGACATACCGCTCTTCAAAATAATACGACGGGTCAAAATAACTCCGCGTTTGGACATCAGGCGCTTAACAAAAATACGACAGGATCGTACAACGTCGCGTTAGGGCTTAATTCGCTTTACTCCAACACCACCGCCTCCAGCAACACGGCTGTTGGGTATCAGGCTGGGTATAGCAACACGACTGGCTCCAACAATACAGTAGTTGGCAATCTGGCTGGGTACAGCAACACCGCCGGGTTCAGTAATGTATTTATTGGGAAAGAGGCTGGATACAGTTTCAATCAACCCACCAATTTAGATACATACAATACATTTGTTGGGCAAGCGTCTGGTTATTCCGTAACGACTGGTTCGTCCAACACCCTGATTGGTCGGGGCGCAGGTAGTAGTATTACTACTGGTTCAAAAAATACCATTCTTGGCTTTTACAACGGCAACCAAGGCGGCTTGGACATCCGCACGAGCAGCAACAACATTGTGCTGTCGGATGGTGATGGGAATCCAAGACAAATTATCAATGGAAGTGGATACTTGTTTTACTACACCATGAATAGTGGTGCTGGTACAAATGCTTTAAAGTACAACACTTCAACTGGCGCTGTTACCTACGATACATCTTCTGCTCGATACAAAGATAACATCCGTGACAGTATCTATGGTTTGGCTCATGTGATGCAAATGCGCTCTGCCCAATTTGAATACAAAGATAATGGGCGTTCTGATGTTGGTTTAATTGCTGAAGAATTACAACCAATTGTTCCAGAGTTGGTTGGCGTAAACAAAGAAGGTCAAGCGGATTCTGTGTCTTATGACCGCATGGTATCTGTATTGGTAAAAGCCATTCAAGAACTTAAAGCCGAATTTGATGCTTACAAAGCGTCCCACCCGTAAGGAGCCTAACAATGGAAGACAACAAACCCACCGCTGAAGAAATTGCCCGTCATTACAGCGCGGCGATGGATTCGGTAAACCTGTTGAACGCCGGTAAGCCGGAAGGCATGAGCGACGAGGACTGGGCCGATTGCGTGAAGCGCAACAAGGAACACCTTGAGATCATGCTTGCCAAGGACTTCTGGACGAACGAAGACCTCAAGCCGCTACAGGATGCCGCCAAGTGATCAAACTAGACCTCGACATCAACGAAGTGAACTTCATCCTCTCGCTGCTTGGCGACCTGCCTAGCAAGACCGGGGCTTGGCCGCTGATGGTCAAGATCAAGGAACAGGCTGACCCGCAGGTGCCTGTGCCGGATGAAGTAAAGCAATGACCACCGTGCAAGAACTGGAAGTGACCGTAACCAGCCACATTGATGTCTGTGCGGTACGGTACGAAGCGATCCATGCCCGTTTAAAGCGTCTGGAGAGACTCGTGATCTCAGTCGGAGGCGCGGTCATTCTGGTGCTGGTCGGCGCGTTGGGTTCGATGGCAATGATGCTGGTGGAGGCATTGCAGAAGTGAACATGCAGAAGATTGTGGATATGTTGTTCCCGGTGCTGTTGGCCGCTGTCGGCTGGTTGCTCACGGAAATTGCATCGTTCAATAATCGTCTGATTGCTATCGAAGGCAAAATGCCCGCCCTGATTACGCCGGAGGGTGTACCTACCGATAGTCCGATTAGTGCTGCCACTCGGCAGAAACAGAAAGAAGAACTGCTAGATAAGATTTATGATTTGCAAATGCGAGTTAAGTTGATAGAGGAGCGCGGCAAATGATGACGATGATTAGCACCTTTCTGTCGTTCCTTGCGGGTGGGCTTCCCAAGATTCTGCAAATCTTCCAAGACCGGCAGGACAAAAAGCACGAACTTGCCTTAGTCGCAGCGCAGCGTGAGCGTGAACTGGCCCTCGCAGAACGTGGCTTTATTGCACAGGCACGGGTCGAGGAAATCAAACTGGAGCAAATCCAGACGCAGACCGCAGGTGAAGAGCGTCAGGCTCTTTACGCCCACGACATTGAGATCGGCAAGGGTGCGAGCCAGTGGATGATTAACCTGCGGGCCAGTGTGCGCCCGGTTGTGACGTACATCTTTGTGCTGGAGTTGGTCGCGCTCAATGTGGCCGGGGTTTGGTACGCCTACACAACTGGTATCCCGTTTGCTATTGCGATGGAGAATGTTTTCTCAGATGACGAGATGCTGATCCTGTCTTCAATTATTGCGTTTTGGTTCGGTACGCAGGCTTTTGGCAAAAAGTGAAAGTCTCCGCCGCTGCCATTAAAACCATAAAATGCCACGAGGGCGTCAAGACGCGGCCTTACCAATGTCCGGCATTAATTTGGAGCGTCGGCGTCGGCCACGTTATTGACCCCTCACACGCGGCGGTGAAATATGAGGAACGCAAGAGTCTACCGATACCCGCAGGCTGGGATCGCAGCCTCACTATGGACGAAGTTGACGCTATTTTGGCTCAAGACCTTGCGCGGTTTGAGCGTGGCGTGGCCCGACTTTGCCCTGCTGCTCTTGGTCATCAAGGCCAATTCGACGCTTTGGTGAGTTTCGCCTTCAACGTCGGCCTCGGCAACCTCCAGCGCAGCAGCATACGGATGCGCTACAACCGAGGCGACATTGAGGGCGCAGCCGATGCCTTCCTCATGTGGACAAAGGCTGCCGGCAAGGTCTTAACGGGCCTCGTTAAACGTCGCAACGACGAACGGGCCATGTTTTTAGGTGGCTGACGGGCTAGGGATCGAACCTAGATAAACGGAGTCAAGGTCCGTTGTCCTACCTTTAGACGACCCGTCACCAGTAAATTTGCCCAGAACCCCTTTTAGCGGCCCAATTTGGGGGCGGCACATGACGCCAGTCTGTCGTCCAAATCCGCCGTAATCGCCTTATAAACGCTTTCATGGCATACCCTCCACGGTGTAGTTGGTTGAGGGGGAGTGCCAGTCCCTCGGCACCTCCCCGCTGATCCACGACGGGTCTACCCACAACAACCGATTGTTGGGGTAGGCAATCCATTGGCCGTCGTCTAACGCGATGATGTGGTGGTCTTTGGACTGATCAGGCACCTCACTCCAACCGCCGTCGCACCAGAATACCGTGAACAGGTACGCTCCGCCGCCCTGCACCCCGTCACGGCCAATTGCCTTGACCCGGTGGTTACGCAAAAACGACACCTCCTTGACCTGACAGTTGCGGCTGAACGAGTCCCACCAAACGCACAGCCGTAGCGGTAGCGGGTCGCAGGGTTTGCTGCACAGCGCATGGATCGGGATACGCGCCCACTGTGCGCCGTTTTCCAGCATGATTTGGAACATCGGCACGCGCATAGGTTCAGCGCGAAAGCCGAACACGGTGCAGAGCGTGTATTCGCCATGCCCTTTCTGCTGGTCGTACAGGAACTCGTTGCGCACATAGGCAGTGGTGTATGGCGTGTCTGCCCAAAAGTTCATTTGCGCTCCGCGATTTGCCATTCCAACTCGTCAAGCAAATCCTCAGTGGTGTCACCGTGGCCCGTGGCGTAACCGTTGCGGATCATCCACCGGGCGACTTTCTCACACTCGGCTGCGGCAACGAGGGCGGCGAAGCGTTCAAGCGAAGGAAGCAAATCGCTATCTGGCGTGACGGCGCGGCGGGAATATATGCCGTTAGAGTCTTTGCAAAATCCTGCCTCTAGCGCCAGTTTGATGATGTCGTCGCAAATCATACCTCCCCCCTCGCCCGAATCGCGGCGGCACAATCATTTCCATTGGCATGCATCCACCCATCACACGCCTTCGCACACGCCTCCCGCTCGGCGGCGGCAACGAGGGCGGCGAAGCGTTCAAGGTTTTCTAGGTTTGGGATATTTACAATGTATCCATTGAAAACCTTAGTGCGTTCATGCAGATTGGCCTTTCTCGCCATGTGGATGATGTCGTCGCGGGTCATATCAGCCCCTCCTTGTGCAATTGCATGATGGTGCGTGCCATTCCTTCAAAGTGTGCGAGCCGCACATAGTCACGATCAAGATCAGCGTGTGATCGGCGGTCGATGGCGTCGTGGCAGGCGCTACACGCCCACGCGCCAAGCAGATCGGGTGCCTTCAGCCCCATGCCGCTGACGCCTGCAATGCGGACGTGTGCCAGCACCACCGTTTCGCTGTTGAAGTTGCAGATGTTGGGCAGTCGCACCATGCAACCACGCCCCTTGGCCTCTTTGCGCAGGCTCATACGACCCGGTACGCAATCATGCGACGGGCGTGCGCCTTGGGGTCAGCGCCCGTTTTCCAGCCGTCCATCTGGATGCGGTTAGTCCGCAGCCACACGCGGATACGCCCGCCAATTACGGCGCTCCATGCGTTCGGGTGGTGCGGTTCTTCCAACCCTGCGTCCTGCAGGTCAAGGCGTATATCCTCGCCCGTAAATACCGTGCCCGCTGGCATAGAGTTAATCCATTCATCGGCACGCTGGCGTGTCAAATCACGCCACTCGCCCGCATTGTCCTGCACCTGCGCCATGCCTTCATCGCGCAAGATTTGACCAAGTGTGGAGCCGAAAAGCATTTCTGTCTGTGTCATGTTTCGCCCTCGTAAGGTTGTGGTATCACGATGCCCATTTCGGCGCACTTGGCTTCTATGAACATCAGGTAGTCGGTGAATTCTTGTTTGTTCAGCGTGGAGGATCGCTTGAGCGGCCGCAGTCGCTTACGCCCAAAGCCTTCCAACGTCTCCCAGCCAAAGCACTCGCCCAGAAAATAGTCGTGTAAATCATCCCGCGTCCAACCGCCTAGCGCCTCCCCACCGCCCTCAATAACGGCGGGGTAAACAACGCCCCACAGGTAAGCGTTTTGCTGGTTGGTGCGCGGCTTCTTCCATACCTCCACGGTCACCGCAAAGGGTTTCTGCGGGAGGCTGCGGTACATGACCTCCACAGCCTTCAGCACCTGCTCGACAGGCGTGCCAGTTGGAAATATGCGCTTCAAGTGTAGGCCCGCCACTCATCTGCATATTCAACGTTCTCGTAGCCGGCAAACCACGGGCCGCCACGGGTCATGTGTACGCACACCGGGTTGGGTTCCTGCTCTTTGGTGTGCCAACCCTCAAGGTAGTTGTACGTCATCGGCAATTCGCCAATCTCGCTATCGGCGCACCACTCAAACTGGTGCAAATACTTGCCGCTTGCGGTGCTGACAAGTTCTGGTGTCAACTTGCGTGATGATGGATGGCCGCAGTTGATGAGCATAAATGACGACCAATTTTTGCGTGGGTACTGATGCTGCGCCTTGCCGTCCATTTTGACCGTTTCGGGCGGGCGGTAGTCGTGGTGTACGCAAAACACTGCTTTGCTGTCATCAATGTACTTTCCAAGTTGCGTCAGATCGCCGCGAACCAAAAAATCGCAGTCAAAAAAGATCGCCCAACCCTCAAAGTCGCACAAATACGGCACCAAAAACCGGGTAAAACTAAACTCGGTTGAGGCCGTTGGGTCATCGGGCCGCCAAAACACCCCGGTCGCTCTCAGATAGCGTTGCTCTATCGGCTGGACGTACAGGGGGTTGCGTGCGTGACGCTCAAGCGAGCGCCGCGCAACGCGATAGGCAATATCCTCACGGCTGTCGAAGCCAATAAAGACGGGCCATTCAAAAGGGGGTGTCAAGGTCATCCCAATTTCCCTCGGTCATGGTGGGGGCGGCTTTCGGCTTAGGCGGCGCTGCACGCTTGGCCTCAAACTTCAACGACATGAACTTGTCGCCGGTTTTTTTGCTCGCCTTGATCCACGCCGAAATATTCATGTCCACGTTGTCGATCACGCATGACCCGCGATAATCGGGGCGCTTGTCGTTGCCTTGCTTGTCATTCTTGAACAGCACGCCCTTCATGTTCGGGTCGTAGTTACCTTCATTCACGGTCTAACTCCTGTAGTTTGGTTACTTTCTCGTCAACTTCAGCCAAAAATTTACGAACCTCGGTTTCCAGTTCCGCAATGCGCTTGTCGTCACGCTGCACGCGCTTAACAAACATCTGCAGATGCGCTGGCAGCCGATCATCAAACGAAACAAAATCGCACCACGGTCGCCCGGTGCAAGCCATTTGCCACTGCATCTGGGTGACGTACTTGGTTGGCACCTCATCGGCCAGCAGCGTGTCGAGGTGGGTGGACGTGTTGGGGCATTTGAACTCCACCAATCCCTCGGCTACCAGCCCGTCTGGGGACGCACCAGCCATCGGTATGGCCGGGTGGTCAATAAAGCCCACCTCCTCGACTAACTCGCCTGTACGGGCGCTATAGGCGGCCCGAGCGTGTGGCTCTTGCTCTACGCCACGCTCCATTGCCGCGTTCGTGAACGTGCTGGCCTTCTGGCCGGTCAACCGTTCCACGATTAGGTCGGCCATGTAGTTTTCGCGTGACGCGCTGTAGCCGGTCTTGGTCTTGGCGATCACGTCAGCCACGCGGGAGGCTGTGACCTTGCCGAGCCGGGCGGCATACCAATCGTCGGTGCGCTGCTCCATCAAACAATCCTCAACAATTCAACGCATTGTTTGCCACGGTTTATTGCGGTCATCGCAGAACCGTTGCCCCACAGTTTGCTGCAATAAGAGGCGATACCGCTTCGCAAAGGTTCGGGGTCAAATTTGTCAAAAGGAATTTCAACCATTTGCCCTACCTGCAAATCTGCAACGTATGGCTTGTAATACTGGCATACGCTCCCTATTGGGTACTTCAAATTGCGGGTTCTCTGTTTTGCTTTTTCTAACTGCAAATCGCCCTGCGTAATCGTTGTGCCGTCAGGCAACACAATTACAAACTTGACGGCGGGCATGGCTTGCAAAATAACAACTGCTTTGTTGAATAAAGCGTTCATGTCAACTCCTTCTTACGGGTCGTGAAAGCGTCCATGTGCAACTGGCGGGCATCCACCGGCAGCGACTTAAACAGCGCGGTCAGGGCGGCAACGTCAGCGCACGCAGCAATCTGTGCCAGCACCTCGGGGTCTGGTTCGGGCTTCTCGCCCCCCTCGGGCAAATCCTCACCGGCAAATATGTACAGCCCCAACCCAAAAAGGGCGATGCACTTGGTCAGGCAACGCATGATCGCGGTGTTAACCGCAAACGAGTCGGGGTCAGCAATGCTGCGGTTACGGTTGTCCATCACCGGCAGCAGGCAAGTCTTGATGTCGCCCTTGATTTCAACGCTGACCTTGACCATCGCGGTGCCGTTGCGCAGGTAGCACACCGGCATGTCGGCCCACTCATGCACCGTGTAACGGGCAGCCGGGTCAATCTTCAACACCTCGGCCCATGCCCACGCCCATGAAAGGTACGTCAGGTTGCCTTTGCGCTCGGTGTGATCGTTGACGTTGATCTTTAACAGTTCACTCATGGTTGTATTCCTTCAGTTCGGCCAATGCGCTATTGCAGGCGTCAATGCGTTCTTCTTCCTCACGCTCCTGCATTTCCAAATCCAACTGGTGCCACCAAGAAGCGTCATCGTTGCCCCACGGTTCAGCGTCCATCGACCACCTCCGCGTCACAACTGTGTCCGTCACACGGTTCGACAATGCAGGCGAGCGCGTAGATCACGATGAGCAGGATGGCAACAGGCCAAAGGGATGGCTGCTTATTCATACATTGCTTCCTCGGCAATGGCGCGTTGCTTCGCGAAATCAAGTTCGCAGCGGCGCAGGATTTCCTGATACTCGGCGTCCGAGAAATAGCCGATGTCGGCGCGAACGCGGTACGGGTCGTAATCGTTGCGATCAACGGCGCGGGTGGACTCGCAGCCCTCTGGGTAGCAGCCGAGCAGCCAGACGTCGGTGACATCAACGCCTGCGTCAAGGTTGTATTCGACCTCGGCCTGCCAGTAAACGCCGAGGGCGTAGATTTGGGTTTCAAAGGTGTACATGGTGGCTCCTGTTTGTGGTAGCGGTTGTGTCTGTCAACAAGGCCAGTTTAGCAACCTATACGCCGATGTCAACACCCTAGACGAAAAAAGTTTAGGCCGCTATAGTCCGCGTCATGGACATACAGAAACTTATCAAACGATACGGTAGCCAGCAGGCTGTAGCGCAGGCGTTTGGCGTGACCAAGGGCGCTGTGAGCCAATGGCTGAAGGCTGGGACGATCCCGGCTGCGAGGCTGTGGCAGGCCAAGGCAGGGCAGGTAAAGCCCCCAAAGGGCCGGTAATGCGTTTACTCGAGGCCAGAAACGACAAACCCCCAATTAAGGGGGTTGACGCGGCAGGGGGGCTGCCTTACGCTGAAAGGGCTACATTCGCGTGATGGAAAATGTACACCGCTGTTCTAGCCGTGTCAAACACCCCACCACGCGCCCCCTCAACATGGGGCAAATCTGTTGGCGAAGGGCCGCCTATTTGGGCGGGCTGGGCATCGCTTACCAAAGTCCAGCGGGTCTAAACAACCGTGGCTATACGGGCATTTAGGCATGACCTCACTACCTTCCGATTTAAGGGGGGTAGGGGGGTCATTCCCGGGCTTCCGAGCATTAGGGGTAATGCCATGAGATGGATAGTACGAAGTGACCAAGCCGAGTACATGAGAGAAAGGCAAAAACAAAACAAAAGCAAAATTGTTGAGGCAGAACTGTGGGCAAAACAAAAACTAAAATTCACAGAACATAAATGGAACACGCAAACAATTTGGGGTTGTCGGTTGTTTGACTTCTGGTGCCACAAATTAGGCATAGCGGTTGAAATTGACGGTTTGACACATGACAAGAATTATGATGCCGCTCGCGATCAGTACAATTTTTATCGCAGCGGAATTATTGTATTGCGCGTTCCGAATTACGACGAAACAGCAATGGCTGCCGCGTTGCAAACCATTGCAGATGCCGATACGTGGGAGGTTCGCAAAGTCAAAATGCGCGAACAATATGGCCTGCAACAAGGTCAAAATTTTAGTGATATCTTGAAAATCGTGGGTATAAAAAAGGCTCACGGCAATTGGAGTCCAACAGCATGATGGAAGGATTAGACACGTCAGCATGGGATAGGTGGAAAGCCTACCGGACAGCGATACGCAAACCGATCAAACCTGCCAGCGAACACGCCATGCAGATGAAACTGGTCAAGTACGGCGCTGACCAAGATGCGGTGGTCAATCAATCCATCAGTAACCAGTGGCAGGGTCTGTTTGACCTTCAACGCGCTAAACCTGCACCGGGTGAAAAACCCGTCAAATCCGCCGAGCAAATTGCTGCCGAAAACCAGCGGTACGAGGGTTACAACAAGCAAAGCGCGTGGCATTGGGACAAGTTTGTGGTGCCAACACCCCTCGGTAAACTCAAACTCGCGGATGCTTTGCATGGCCGTTATATGGTTAGACAGGACGAACCGCAGCACGAGGAACGCATTGAATGGCTGCGCGACCAAGTTGGCTTGTTAGTGCGTGACGCTGACGCAAAAGCCGTTTGGGGCGATCCGTCGCTGCGAGGCTTGGTTAGGTCGCTGTTTGGGGAAAAAGGCGCGGAGCGGCTACGTGCGCGTGCCTCCGCTTAAAAAAATCAATCGGGTATGGTGGCAAATATGGTTAGGCCGCTGCATCAACGAGGCACGGGATGAGATACCGAGCGAGGCGGGACGCGAACGATGGTCTAATCGGTCAGGCGTTGACAGCCGCCGGGTTCGTCGTCCTCGACTACGCCTCAAACGGCGGCGTACCGGATCGGCTCGTGGTGCGAGACCTACCGGACGGAACACCGTGGATATGCTGGGTGGAAATCAAGGTCGAGAAGGGGAAACTACGTCCTAGCCAAGAGCGGTTTGCCGCCATCTTTGAGCCACGACAAGAGTTCTACGTCGCCCGTGACCCCGAGGAAACCGTCAGGGAGTTAATGGAACGGTATCTAGCCGCGATCAAGCCCGAGCAGTATCGCTAAACATGAGCAGTTTGCGGTGACCCTTGTAATGGACGATGGCCGGGTCGGGGTATTGGGCAAGGTACTCAGGCAAGCAAGCGTAGTGCGCTTCTGGCAAGTGTTGTACGGCGGCACGTTTGGCGTACTCTCGCAAAACCTCTTGGTCGCCGTACCAGACCCGGAACTTGTCGGGCAGGGCGTTGTACATTTCCGCAAGGTCGGCCCACACGCCCCAATCCGCCGTGATCGTGCAGCAGCCGACGAACGGGTAGATTTCATCCAGCGTCTTACCCTCGTATTCCGAGTAATCCTGACCGCGCTGGCGGATGTTAAAGATCGCCTCGCGGTTAAAGTCACGCCGGGTCATCGCAACGGTTCCGCGCAAGATCGCGGCAGGGTCGATGGGGTGCCGCACGATCATGTCGGTATCCATGTACATGGCAGGTTCAGTCAGCCCAAGTTCCGCAAAGGCATTGGTACGCCATTGCATCAGAAACTGCCGGTTGCCCTCGGTCACGAACACCCGCGAGACACCCGGCACGGGCGGGGTGTTTTTGTCGCTGACCTGAATGATGGTCGCGTCGGGGTTGTGGTCGCGGATGGAAAACACCATCGCGGTGGGCTGGGCGATGTCCTCGCCTACATGAAAAAATACAAACATAGGGAAACTATATGCTGAACTTGAACCGAAGGCGACTCTCACGGGCTATCTGGGACACCCTATTTGCCGACTTGCCTGACCTGCCGTGGCACGTTATCGAAGACCTTGAGAAGTTAGACCCTGCCCGACGTACTGGTAGCACCAACCACGCCTCCCTAATCGCCTTATGGGCGGTTATACGCTACTTCCGGCCCAAGACCGTAGCCGAGGTCGGTACGTACATTGGCAAATCGACGTTTGTGCTGTCGCGGCTGGGCGCTGACGTCCATACCTGCGACATGACGCACGATTTCAAACTCCCGATTGCAACCAAGATCACCCAGTACCACACAAGCAGCACCGAGATGCTTGCCAAACTAGACGGCAAGATCGACCTGCTGCACCTTGACGGGCGGCTACAGGCGGATGACCGGGAACACCTCGTTCGGCTGTGTACCCCCGAGACAATCATTACGCTTGACGACTTTGAGGGCGTGGAGAAGGGGGTATGGAACGCCATGCAATTTGACTTGACCAAGCGCATCCTCGTATACCCGCCTGAGCGAGTATTGACAGAGCGATACGCGGTAGGGGATGCTACGACTGCAATAATCCTGCCCACCTTGAGGCTAACGCCGCAATGAGCCACAAAGACGCCGCCGAATTTGTAGGCGTATTGCTACACAGCAGCACGGCCACGCATTTTCTGCATTTGCAGACGGCCAGTTATGCCGCCCACAAGGCACTCGGGCATTACTACCAAAACATCGTGGACTTGGCCGATAAGTACGCGGAAGCCTATCAAGGCCACTACGGGATCATCCCGCTGGCCGACTACCCTGAAGGGTTTAAGGTACAGACCGATGCGGCCAAGTACGCCAACAGCCTGCTGACGTTCGTCAAGGGCATCCGCAAAGACCTGCCCAAAGACACCGATTTGCAGAACATTATCGACGAAATCGTGGGCGAAATTGCCGCCCTGCTGTACAAATTGGAGCGGTTCAAATGAACAAACCCGGTCTCTATGCCAATATTCTCGCCAAACAAGAGCGCATCAAGGCGGGCAGTGGCGAGCGTATGCGTAAGCCCGGTGAACCCGGCGCACCGACAGCCAAGGCGTTTCGTGAGAGCGCCAAGACGGTCAAGAAAGAAAATAAATGAGCGCGGCTTGGACACGCAAAGAGGGGCAAAATGCCAAGGGCGGACTGAACGCCAAGGGCCGTGCCTCGTATAAGCGTGAGACGGGCGGGACACTGAAGCCCCCTGTGAAGTCGGGCGACAACCCACGCCGAGCCTCGTTCTTGGCCCGTATGGGCAATATGCCGGGGCCAATGGCAAAGGACGGTAAGCCCACACGCCTAGCCCTCGCACTCAAGGCATGGGGAGCCTCTAGCAAGGAGGACGCCCGAGCCAAGGCTAAAGCCATTAGCAGCAGGAACAAGTAATGGCTGCTGACCGTCAACGCCTAGCCGCAGCACTCGCTTACGAGCAGCAACGACGGCGCATGATGGAATCCGTCCCCACGACGGACAACCTGCCGCCTGCCCGACCGGCTCGCAGCGACTTACGAACCGACCTTGAGAACCTGTCATCGGGCATCGGTCAAGGCATCGTCAACCAGATGGAAGGCGTGAAGGGGCTGATCACCGACCCCGTAGGCACGGTTAAAGGCGCATACGAGGGCGTTAAAGGCATTGTGCGCGACCCGTCCGTACTTGCTGACGCATTGCGCTATACCGCCGACAAAGCCATGAGCGGCCCGTTAGGCGCAGGCGAAGTGGTAGGCGAGATGCTCGGCCCGATGCGCGGCAAGCCGCCAATGGCCGAAATTGACGTTTACCACGGCAGCCCGCACCGCTTTGAGGAATTTGACGCCAGCAAAATCGGCACAGGTGAGGGCGCACAGGCGTATGGGCATGGCATTTACCTTGCCGAAAGCCCGGGCGTTGCGAAAAGTTACCAAACTGCTTTAACGCACTCTGATGATTACGTTGATGGGCAGTTGCTTGATTCTTCAATACCTAATCATTTGCTTGCTCGCGTGTTAAGCGAAGAGTCAAATAATATAGATAATGCTCGTGATTCTTTAACTGCATTAACAAGACCGGGCGGATCAAAGTCTGTTGCAGATTCAGCAAAACAAGCATTAAAGTTGTTAGATGCTGGCGAAAGGCCAGTTTTGCAAACAATTAAGCCAAAAGGCAGTTTTTACACCGCCGACCTACCCGACGAAATGGTAGATCGGATGCTGGATTGGGATAAGCCGTTAAGTGAGCAACGCGAACTTGCAACTCCAATTTTGAAAGAACTGGGATATTTACGTCCTAACGATGATGGCCCTCGTCAGTTCGCACAAGCCGTAAAAGCATTAGATATGGAGTACGGTGGATTTGGAGAAAGCGGCGCGAATGGCATGGCGTTGTTTAAGGCTATTTATAGAGGACTAGAGCAAGGCAAACCAAAAGTTATTGATTTTGCAAAACGAATGAACCTTGGCGATCAAGCAATGTTTATGGAGGCTTCTCCTTTAGCGTCAGAAGTGATGAAGCGCATGGGCATCCCCGGCATCCGATACCTAGACGCAGGCAGCCGAGGCCAAGGCGGCAGCGGGACTCGTAACTTCGTCGTGTTCCCCGGCGAAGAAAAGAAGGTCAAGATACTGAAGCGTGAATGACATGAACGCAGGTGCTTTTAAAAAGGGTCAGAAAGGCGGGCCGGGTAGGCCCAAGGGATTGCCCAATAAGTCCACGCAGGCGGCCAGAGAGGCTATTGCAGCGTTTGTGGACGGCAATGCAGACCGTCTCCAAGGGTGGCTAGACGAGATCGCTGCGGAGAAGGGGCCACAGGCTGCCTTTGAGTGCTTTAGCACGTTGCTGGAATACCACGTTCCCAAACTTGCTCGCCAAGAGATCACAGGCAAGGACAACGGCCCGGTCAAGGTACAGATCGGATGGATGGCTCCCGAATAATCCTCCCCTACCGCCCACGCAAGGCGTTCATGCCGTTCCATGAGCGCACTAAACGCTGGGCTTGTCTCGTCGCACACCGCCGCGCAGGTAAGACCGTCGCCGCCGTGAACGACATGATCCGCGCTGCTGCGATGTACCAGCAGCCTTATGGACTATTTGGCTACGTTGCCCCCTATCGCAGTCAGGCAAAGGCCGTGGCATGGCAATACTTCAAGGACGGCGCACACCCAATCATCCAAAGCATCAACGAACAAGAACTGACCATCACGCTAATCAACGGTAGTCAGATTCGCTTGTTCGGTGCTGATAATGCTGACGCCATGCGCGGGTTAGGCTTTTCGGGGCTGTACCTTGACGAGTACGGCGACTTCAAGCCGAGCGTATTCGGTAACGTATTAAGAGCGTCCCTCTCGGACAAGCAGGGTTGGTGCGTTTTCGGCGGTACACCGAAGGGCAAAAACCAGTTCTGGGAAATCTACGACACCGCACAACGCTTGCCGCAAGAATGGTTCCTGTTGCGTTTGCCTGCCTCCAGCAGCGGGTTATTACCGGCGACTGAACTAGCAGCCGCCAAAGCGCAGTTGGCCGAGGATCAGTATCTACAGGAATACGAGTGCAGTTTTGAGGCTGCGATTCTCGGCGCTTTTTTTGGTAAGGAAATGCGCGAGGCTAACGACCAAGGCCGCATCACCAACGTGCCGTATGACCCCGGTATGCCCGTATACACCGCATGGGACTTGGGGTGGAGAGACGACACGGCAATATGGTTCTACCAAGTAACCCGCGGCGAAATCCGCGTGATCGACTTCTATGCCGTCTCGGGCGAGGACATCCACACAATTGCGGACGTCGTGACGAAGAAGCCCTACCGTTACGCCAAGCACTACCTACCGCATGACGCTCGGGCCAAGAGCCTACAGACTGGCAAGAGCATCATTGAGCAATTGGCCGCGCAACTGGATATTGCCAAACTGGCCGTTGTCCCCGACATTGGCGTGCAGTCGGGCATCCAAGCGGTACGCATGATGCTGCCCCGGGTGTGGTTTGACGCAACCAAGTGCAGTGATGGCATTGAGGCGCTGCGGCAGTACCAGCGCGAATACGACGAAGACAAGAAGGCATACCGGCAATCCCCGCGCCACGACTGGACATCACACCCTAGTGACGCCTTCCGTATGGTTGCGGTATCATGGTCTGAAGTCGCTGACAAGCCCCCAGCGCCAGAGGTCAAGCCGCTGATGGTGGGGCCGGAAAACACAGTCACGTTGAACGATATGTGGTCGGTTCACGACCGTACCGTTAGCAGGAGAGCACGGATATGAGCATTGTCAGCCCGAATCGTTACCCCTATGAAACGGTGGCCGCCTCGCAGACCGCACAGGTACTTGGTGGCACAGGTGCCGTAGGCGACTACCTCCATCGCATTGTGGTGACGGTCACGACGACTGGCACCAGCACGTTAAGCGTGTTGGATAACAGCACAACGGTGTTGACGATGGCTGCGAACACCCCGGTTGGTGTTTACAGCCTTGAGATCAACGCTGCCTCTGCCAGCGGCCCGTGGAAGATCACGACCGGCGCAGGGCTTGCCGTCATGGCTGTCGGATTCTTCACGGCCTAATGGCATCAAATCGCAGCAAACTTGCAAAACTGCTGCTTCAGCAAATGGAAGCAGGGCAGGCAATGGGCGTGCCTTACGTTGTTGAAGGGCGCAACATTGATGTAAGCAACTTGCCGCAAGTGCAGAACCGCATACCCGGCGAAGGCGGTATTAGCACCGTTCGGAGCATGGGGATTACCGAGGACGGCAAAGAAGTTGTGTTGCCGACCGTGGTTGAAGGCAAACTGCCGCCATCAGCGGAAGAAGCCGAGCGGCAAGCGTTGGAGTATTACAAACGCACGGGCAAGCATTTAGGAAAATATGCAACACGCGGCGCTTCTGACGCGGCAGCAACCCTTTTGCATGAACGTGAAGCCTTACGGACGGGACGATAATGGACGGCATACTGCAACCAGAACTGGAAAAGTACCTCCGAATTATCGGTCAGTATGACAACGAGTTTGCCAAATGGCAGGCGCGTACCAAGAAGATCGTTAAGCGGTACCGGGATGACAGCCGTGGGCAGGGTGGCAACGAAGCCGCCCGTTTCAACATTCTGTGGTCAAACGTCCAGACGCTAACCCCTGCCGTTTACGCCAAACTGCCGAAGGCTGACATCAGCCGTCGCTTTGGCGATAACGACCCCGTGGGCCGCGTAGCCTCGCAGTTGCTGGAACGCGCCATCGACTTTGAGATTGAGCATTACCCCGACTTCCGCTCGACGATGAAGTACGACGTTGAGGATCGGTTCCTCGGCGGTCGCGGTACGGCGTGGGTGCGGTACGAGCCGCACGTTGCCCCCATTGGCATTGAGGATGATGGCGTGTCCATCACCTCGGCCATCGAACAGGGTGAGGGTGCGCCGCCGAACCTTGAGCAGATCGAATACGAGTGCGCCCCGGTGGATTACATCCATTGGCGCGATTTCGGACACTCACAAGCCCGCACATGGGAAGAAGTCACCTGCGTGTGGCGCTGGGTGTACATGACCCGTGAGGCGCTCGCAGAACGCTTTGGCGACGAAATGGCCCGCAAGATACCCCTCGACCAAGGGCCGGAGCCGCTGAACGCCTATAACGAGGCCAAGCGCACGTATAACCGTGCGAAGATTTGTGAACTGTGGGACAAGGAAACCCAAAAGGTCTACTGGTTCTGCAAGGGTATGCCGCAGATGATCGACGTCCGCGATGACCCGCTCGGGATTGAAGGGTTTTTTCCCTGCCCGAAGCCGCTTTACGCGACGACGACCAGCGACACGCTTGTGCCGGTGCCGGACTTCCTGCTGTACCAAGATCAGGCGATGGAGTTGGACATTCTGTCCGACCGCATTGACGGATTGGTGAAGGCGCTGCGCGTGCGTGGCGTATACGACGCTAGCCAACCTGCCCTGCAACGACTGATGACCGAGGGCGACAACAATGCGCTTATTCCAGTTGATAAGTGGATGGCTTTTAGCGAGAAGGGCGGCCTTAAAGGCAGCATTGACCTCCTTCCGCTCGACACCCTCGCCAACGCCCTCATCCAGTGCTACCGCGCCCGGGAAGACATCAAGTCCCAAATCTACGAAATCACGGGTATCTCGGACATTATCCGTGGCACCTCGTTCGCCAGCGAAACCGCGACCGCGCAGCAAATCAAAGGCCAATACGCCGGATTGAGACTGCGGTCGATGCAAGAGGACGTTGCCCTTTTTGCGTCGGAACTGATCCGTTTGAAGGCGCAGGTAATGTGTCTGCATTACCAGCCCCAGACCATCCTTGCCTACGCTGCCGCGCAGCAGATGACGCCAGCCGACCAACAGTTGATCCCGCAGGCGCTGGAATTGCTGAAGGACAAACCGCTGCGAAACTTCCGCGTGGACATTGCTGCCGACAGTCTTGTGATGCTTGACGAAAACCAGAACAAGCAAGACCGTATGCAGTTCTTGCAAGCATTTGGCGGGTTCCTTGCTCAAGCCCTGCCGGTTGGTCAGGCCAGCCCGCAGATGGTGCCGATGATGATGGAACTGCTGCGCTTTGGTATGCAGGCGTTCAAGGCGGCCCGTCCGATTGAGGGTCAGATCGACGCCACGTTGCAGCAATTGCAGCAGGCGGCCATGCAGCAGCAAAACCCTGAGCAGCAAGGCAAGCAAGCCGAGATGCAGCAAAAGGGCCAGTTGGAGCAAAGCAAGATGCAGATGGAATCTGCCCTTACGCAAGCCAAGATGCAGCATGAGATGCAGATGGAGCAGATGCGGAACCAAGCCAAGATGGCGATGGAGCAGCAGAAAATGGACTTTGAGGCACGCCTCAAGGCTGCCGAACTGCAACAAAAGCAGGCTGCTGACCGTTACCGCGCTGACCTTGACGCACAAACCAAACTGGTTATTGCCCAGATGGGTAAGACAATGCCAACGCCACCGTTTGAGCAATGAAACGCACCTACATTTACATTGACGGCGAGTTTGTAGAGCGTAAGAAAGACGCTAAGGGGCGTTATCACTACGTCATGCCTGACATCGTGCCGTACAAAAGCATGATCGACGGCAAGATGGTTACCTCCCGCTCGGAACACCGACGCCACCTCAAGGCAAACAACTGCATTGAGGTCGGCAACGAAGACCCGAGCAAACACGGAAGGCGCGAAACGCCGGTAGACACCCGGTTGGAGCGCATCAAGCACATGGTCAACACACGCCTGACCAATGAGCAAGCGGATCGCATACTGCGCGACCTGCGCCAGCACGCTAATTTCACCAATCCCCACAGGAGAGGCTAATGGACGAGCAAGTAGAACGAGACGAAGCCCCACAGGCAGAGGTCACAGACCGTCGTGCGATGCTGGAGCAAGGGTTAGAGGCAGCCGAAAAGGGCGAGCCGGTTGATGGGCGTGACGCACAGGGCCGGTTTGCGCCACGGGCGACTCAAGTTGAGCCACCGGAGACGGAGGCAGAACCGCCGGTATGGCGTCGTCCTCCCGCGTCGTGGAAGAAGGATTACCACGAGGTTTGGCAGAAAGCCGACCCGAAGATGCAGGAATACGCATGGCAGCGTGAGGAACAGATGCGGGCAGGGGTAGAACCGCTGCTTTCCAAGGCGCAGTTTGCCGACACGATGCAGGAAGCCATCGCGCCGTACCTGCCGACTATTCAAGGCATGGGATTGTCGCCCGAAAAGGCGGTGTCGGCCCTGATGCAAGCCGACTACACGCTGCGTACCGCCCCGCCGCAGCAAAAGATGCAGTTATTTATGCAACTGGCGCAGTCCTACGGCATCCAATTGCCTACGGGCGGCCAGTCGCCACAGCAGCAGCCGCAAGCGCAAGTTGACCCGCTCGTATGGCAACTCCAAAACGAGTTGAACAACGTGCGCGGCGAGGTAATGGGCTGGAAACAGCAGCAGGAGATGCAGCAAAACCAGCAACTGCTGGGTGAAATCAACCAATTTAGTATGAAGGCCGATCATTTTGAAGAAGCCCGCCCGACCATGATCCAACTCCTACAGAGTGGCATGGCCGAAACGCTGGACGAAGCATATGAAAAGGCTATTCGACTGAACCCTGACTTGTTTGAGCAAATCAACAAGGCCCAACAGGCTGAAGTTGCCGCTCGACAAGCCAAGGAGCAGAACAAGGCTGCGAAAGCGGCCAGAGCAGCAGCGGTGAGTGTCAGAAGCGCCACACCCGGCGTAAACACGGCTCCCAAGGCAGCAAACCGTCGTGCGCTCTTGGAGGAGGCATTTTCCGAATCCGAGTCGCGCTTATAACCACTGATATAGGAGCATAAAAATGGCATTTGCCAACTCAAGTATCAGCGACATCATTGCTACCACGATTCAGAGCCGTAGCGGTGAACTCGCTGACAACGTGACGAACAACAACGCTTTGTTGCGTCGTCTCAAGGAGCGCGGGAACGTCAAGACGTTCTCGGGCGGTAACGTGATTTTGCAAGAAATCATGTACAACGACCCGACCACCAACAACACGAATTCCTATTCGGGATACGAAGTGTTGAACGTCGGCCAGAACAGCCCGATTTCGTCGGCGCAGTTCTCCATCACGCAGTACGCTTCCGCCGTGACCATTTCGGGTCTGGAGATGATCCAGAACTCGGGCAAGGAGGCGATCATCGACCTTCTTGACGGTCGCATGGAAGTCGCGGAAGCCCAACTTGCTAACCGCATTTCGGGCGACCTGTACGGCGATGGCACCGGCAACGCGGGCAAGAACCTCACGGGCCTTGCTGCGGCTGTGCCGGATGACCCGACCACCGGAACCTACGGCGGCATCAACCGCGCCGTGTGGTCGTTCTGGCAGTCGAAGGTGTTTGATGCCTCGGTCAGCGGTTCTGGCGTTGTGTCGTCCACCACGATTCAGGGTTACATGGACGCTCTGGCCGTCCAACTCGTTCGTGGCACCGACAAGCCTGACCTGATCGTTGCTGACAACAACTACTACCGTTATTACTTGCAGTCGCTGCAAGCCATCCAGCGCATCACCGAGTCCGGCTCGGGCATGGCTGGCGCAGGCTTTGCCTCGCTCAAGTATTACGGTGCCGGTATGGCGTCTGACGTCGTGCTGGACGGTGGTATCGGTTCCTCCACCTACAATTCGGGTGCTGGCAACGCGAACCACATGTGGTTCTTGAACACCAAGTACCTGCACTTCCGCCCGCACAAAGATCGTAACTTTGTGCCGATTGGCGGCGAGCGGCAGGCCGTTAACCAAGACGCCATTGTGAAACTTATCGGCTGGGCGGGTAACTTGACCTGCTCGGGCGCTCAGTTCCAAGGCGTGCTGATTGACTAAGAGGGCAAACAAATGTCTATTTCTGTAAGCAATATGATTGGTGTGTCGCTTGAATACACCGACACCTCGCCCTCGTTTGCCGTTGGCACCGTCGTCAACCTGAGCGATGGCGGACAGGCCCTGTACGTGCAGGCGGCCTCAACTTGTGCAACGTGGTCGGCTGTGACCGTCTCCGTTGACAACAAGGTGGCTCCGCTGACCACGACCAACTCTGCCAATTCCAAGGCGGTTGGTTTCGCACAGGTGTCCATTGCCTCGGCTTACTACGGCTGGGTGCAGTTGGGCGGCAAGCCCCGTGTTAGCGTGTTGGTCGGTTGCCAGCCGAACGTCCCGCTGTTCACGACCGCAACTCCGGGATCGCTTGACGATGCCACGGTGACTGCGGGCTTGGTGGCGGGCCTTGTGGCAACGACGTCGGCGGCCTCGGCCTCCGCTGTCACTTGCATTGCCGGTTACCCCCATGTCCTAACGGGGTTGAACGCGTAATGCAGCCTCTGGAGATCACGGTACAGGCGGCGGGTACGGAGGAGGAACTATGTTCCAACATCCGCTCGGCGCTTGCCCGTGGTCTGCCAGAACTGACCCTCGCTCCCACCAAACACGATGGCAACATGGTGTTGGTGGCGAGCGGGTGGTCTATGCCCGATTTCATAGACGAAATCAAAGCGCACCGCAGGGCCGGACGGCCCATTGTGGCAATCAAGGCGGCGCATGATTTCTTGTGTGAAAACGGCGTACAGCCGGACTTGTGGATCAACCTTGACCCGCGTGACCGCACGAGCGGCATCAAACTGCTGAACGATCACACGATTTATATGCCAGCCTCGCGCTGCCCGCCCTCGACGTTTGACTACCTCAAGGGTAGAAAAATGCTGTTGTGGCACTCGTGGGCGCCGGGGCCGGAGATGGAAGCCATTGGCCCGGGCAAGGTTGCCGTGGGCGGCGGCACGACCTCTGGCCTGCGTGCCGTCAACATCGGGTACCTGCTGGGGTTTCGTAATTTTACGATGTACGGCTACGACAGTTGCAACCGTGCAGATGGCCTAAAGCGGTTTACGGGCGAATACACCGGCCCCTCGGTTGACATCTGGGTGGGCGGCCCCGAAGGCAAGAAGTTCAACTGCAACATGGCGATGGCCCAGCAGGCCAACGAGTTTCAAAAACTGTTTTCGGTTATGGGCGATATAACGGTAGACGTTAAAGGGCCGGGGCTGATTGCTGAAATCATGCGTGTACGCCACGAGCGGAAGGCAGCCTAATGGCTATTCCGTCCCGCGTGCTGAACAGCGGCGTTACGCAACTGTCCACCGTGTCAATTTGCGGCGATGGGAACGCAAGCATAGCGGCAGCGGGTACGTCGGCAGGCGATGCCACCACGCTGACGTATGTATACAACAACGTCACGACCGTAGGCGCTGGCGCAGGCGTCAAATTACCGCCGACCGAAATGGGCGAAACCATCATCGTCAAGAACACAAGCGCCAATCCGTTGACGGTTTACCCATACAACACGAGCAGCAGCATCAATAACGTAGGGTATGGCACGATCAACCCCGACTGCTCGGCCTTGTTCTTTGCCGTAAGCAATACGCTGTGGGAGGAACTGCAAGGCTTTGGCCGCGCCGTGCCAATCCTGCATTTTGGTGCGTTCAGCGACACCACGCTACAAACGGCGGCATCTATCAACACCGCCTACGGGATGACCTTTAACACCACCGACAGCAGCAATGGCGTGTCCATTGGGTCGCCGTCGTCCCGTTTGGTTGTGGCCTACCAAGGCGTCTACAACGTGCAGTTTTCGGCACAGTTAGACAAAACCTCGGGCGGCGTGGGCAACATTTATATCTGGTTGCGTAAAAACGGCACCAATGTTGACAACACAGCCACTACCGTCGCCATTCAAGGAAGCGCAGCGCGTACCGTCGCCGCGTGGAACTTCATCATTCAACTAGAACCAACAAACTACGTTGAATTGATGTGGGCGACGGATGATACAAGCGTTAGAATTCTTGCAGCCAGCGCCACAAGCGTTTGGCCTGCGATCCCCTCGGTCATTTGTACCATCACACAGGTCAACAACCTGTAATCCCCACAGGAGCAAGGACAATGCCATTAGATAGCGATGTTTCTAACGCCGACGCACAGTTGCACGTTGAGTTTTACGTCAAGGACGATGGGCCGGGTAAGGGCAAGACTTATTGCCGCATCATGGCCCCGGGCGATAAGACCAACATCATTGACCAGCCAAGCCGCGACGATCACAAGGCGCGGTTTCCGCGTCAGTGGCTGTACTTTCAAACGCAGCAAAGCGACGGTGTGGCGGCAGAGATCGGCACCCCGCTGTCGGCATGGCATAAGGACGCTCCCGAGGAGATTACCCGCGACCAGATACAGGAGTTGGTAATCCTGAAGTTTGTGACGGTCGAGCAGTTGGCTTTGGCGTCGGACGCGCAGTTGCAGCGGATCGGCATGGGCGGCGTTGGGCTGCGTGAGCGGGCAAAAATGTACTTAAACCGCAAAAACCGCGTAGAAGCCACTGCCGAATTGGAAGATACGAAGCGTCAATTGGCCGAATTGCAGGCACAGATGGCGCAGTTGTTGGGCAGCGAACCGGCCAAGCGCCGTGGACGCCCGCCCAAGGAAACCTTAGCGGAGGCATAGCATGGGCAGCACGATGGTTCAACTTGTCCAGCAAGTAACAAACGAACTGGGCATCCCTACTCCGCAGACCGTAGCGGGAAACGCGAGTCAGGACATCATCCAGATTCTTGCGTTGATGAACGCCTGCGGTTACGAGTTGCTCCGTCGTGCTGATTGGCGCGAACTGACCCGCCAGCACACGTTTTACACCGAAGCCATCACGACCACGGGAACGTGGGCCGAGGACGTTGCGGTAATTACGGCTATTCCGACGACCGCAGGGCTGTCTACGCAATACCAAGTGCAGGGCGTGGGCATCCCCAACGCTACCTACGTCACGGCTGTGACAGGCGCTACGTCGGTCACGTTGAACTACGCCCCGACGTCCTCGGTTGTAAATGGTCAGGTCATATTCCAGAAAGTGAAGTACGACCTGCCTGCCGATTACGTCAGCACGGTCAACCGCACCCACTGGGACAAGAGCAAGCGTTGGGAAATGCTCGGCCCCGAGTCGCCGCAGCAATGGGAATGGCTGCTGTCGGGCTATATCAGCACCGGCCCGCGTATCCGTTGGCGTCTGCTTGGCAAGTATTTCCAGATTTGGCCGGGCATGAATGGCGGCGAGTTGCTCGGGTTTGAGTACCGTAGCGCCGCATGGGCCGAAAGCGCCCTTGCCGTGCCAAAAAACAGTTTTACCGCCGACAACGACACCTGCGTTTACCCCGACCGCGTGATGGTTCTGGGTACAAAACTGAAGTATTTTGAGGCCAAGGGCTTTGATACGACGGCTTTGTACCGCGATTACCTTGCAGAACTTGAAACGGCCATCGCGCAGGATACGGCAGCGGCCAACCTGTCGTTTGCCCCGCGTCCGGGGACGGTGTTGATCGGTTACGACAACATTCCTGACAGCGGTTACGGCACGAGCAGCACCTAATGGCATCGCCCGTTCGCAGACGGCTAGTACAGCGCACCACGGCCAACGTGGCGTCCTTGCCTGCCCCGGTGGGCGGGTGGAACGCACGCGATGCGCTGGCAAACATGGCACCTACGGATGCCGTGTATTTGGAAAATATGTTTCCAAGCGTGTCCAACGTCAATTTGCGCGGTGGATACGTCAAACACGCGGTCGGACTGCCTGCCGAAGTGCAGACGCTGATGACCTACAACGCAGGGTCGGACGTAGAACTGTATGCCATCAGCGACGGCAAGATTTTCGACGTTACCTCGGCGGGTACGGCAGGGTCGGCTCTGGTCGCCAGCCTTTCCAACTCGCAATGGGAGTACACCAACGTCACTACGGGCGGCGGGCAATACCTGTACCTTGCCAATGGTGTGGACAAGCCCCGGTTGTTCAACGGGACAACATGGACGCCCATTGACGGTGCGTCTACGCCAGCGATCACGGGCGTCACGACGACTAACCTAATCCAGCCGACCTTGTTCAAGAACCGAATGTGGTTTATTGAAAAGGACACCTTAAAAGCATGGTATTTGCCGGTAGCATCGGTTGGCGGTGCGGCAAACGTGCTAGACCTGTCAAGCGTCATGCACTTGGGCGGCAAGTTGCAGGCAATGGCGACTTGGACGATTGACGCGGGCTACGGCGTTGACGACAACCTTGTGTTCATTTCTGACCAAGGCGAGGTGGCGGTATATCGCGGCACCGACCCAACGAGCGCGTCCACATGGTCGCTGATCGGCGTCTGGATCATTGGTGCGCCAATTTCCCGTCGCTGCATGGCGAAGTACGGCGGTGACCTGCTGATTTTGACGCTGGACGGGTTGATACCGTTCGCCTCGGCGCTGCAATCGTCACGGCTCGACCCCAACATTGCCCTATCGGACAAAATACAGGGCGCATTTGCGGCTGCCGCACGCACGTACAAGGACACGTTTGGCTGGGGGTTGCTCTACAACCCGCTCAACAACGCCCTAATCGTCAATGTGCCTGTATCAACCGGGCAACAGCAATTTGTGATGAACAACATTACGAAGGCGTGGTGCAACTTTACGGGCTGGAACGCAGCGTGCTGGGCGCTTGTGGACAACGAGCCGTACTTTGGCGGCAATACCTACGTCGCAAAGGCATGGACGACAGGCGATGGCGGGTATGCCGACGATGGCGAACCCGTCCGCACCAAGGCGCTGCAAGCGTTCAACTACTTTGAGACACGCGGCGTTATTAAATACTTCACCCGCGCACGCCCAAGCATCTTCAGCAACGGTCAACCCAGCGTGGTTATCGGTATCAACACCGATTTCCAGACGGCAGACCAGACCGGCGCGGTGTCATTCTCGCCCACGGTGGCGGGTCTATGGGGCGTCGGGTTGTGGGACGTCGCGCTATGGGGTAGCGATGTGGTCATCACCAATAACCAGTCGGGCGTCACCGGCATTGGCTATTGCGGGGCCATATCGTTCAACAGCAGCAGCGAAAACTTGCAGATTCAATGGGCATCAACTGACGTTGTGTATCAAATCGGATGGGCTGGAATATAGTCAGCGGCCCCCATGTGGGCCATTGGGTCATGTCTCGCACCGACGGGGCGTACAACGCTGACCGTTCAGCCGCCATTGGGCTGGAGCGGGACGGCGAACTGGTCGCCGGTACGGTGTACGAGATGTGGAACGGCAAGTCAGTCGTATGCCATATCACTTGGGATCAGATCACCCCGGCCTACTTGGCGGCGGTGTATGACTATCCCTATAACGTCGCAAATGTTGATAAGATCATAGGGCCAATCAGCAGCAACCATACCCGGGCGCTCAAATTGGTCACGAAAATGGGGTTTTCAGAGGAGGCGCGGATCAAGAACGCCGCTCCCGATGGAGACATTGTTTTTATGACGCAGACACCAGAACGGTGTCGTTATTTGGAGCCTCGGTATGGGCAAAAGATCACCGGCACCGCCGCCAACACCTGACTACGCCGCGATTGCGCGGCAACAGGGTCAGGAGAACATCGAAGCCGCTAAACAGTCGGCTTATATGTCTAACCCGAACGTCTACACGCCGACAGCGCAGCAGACGGTTACGTGGCAAAAGACCCCGCAATTTAACCAGTCGGAATACGACAAGGCGATGGCCGAATTTCAGGCCAAGTCTGCGGCTGGCGTAGAAAACGTTGCCGAACCGACTAAGGATCAATATACGTCGTTTGTTGAGCAGCCGACCGTCCGCCAAGAGTTAGTCGGCCCGGCCAAGGACATTTTTGCCACGCAGCAGCAAGCCGAGCAGGCGATGGGCCTCTTGGGGCTGCGCGAAATTGGCGACCTTAACAAGTTTCTTGCCCAAGACTTCCAAGCCCAACTGCCGCAAATCCAGACGGCATTGGCAAACTACGGCCAAGTCGCGCAGACGCCAAACTTAGCCCAGTACGGTCAAGCGGGCGGCGTTGCAGCAGGCACGGGCGGAGCGGTCGCGGGTGCGCCCACGCCAACAACCCTGCAAACTGGCTTTACCGCCGACCAGATGCCCGGTGCGTTTACTTCAACAGGGCAGGCAGGATCGAACGTCAACGCTTTGACGCTGCCAAACGCTTACGACCTATACCAAGGGCAGGCGTATTCCAATATCGGCCCCACGGGCGCTGTAAGCGGCGCACCGAACCTTGCTGGCATGGGTCAAGCAGGGACGGGTGGCGTGCAGGCTGGGGCGGGAGTCCCCGGGCAGGTCAACTTTGCCGCGTATGGTCAGGCGGGTGCAAACGTTACGCCGACAAACGTGGCTTACGGCCCGCAGGCGGGTCAGTACGGCATGGCGCAGGGCGGCCCCGGCGCGTACAACCTCGGCCAGTTGAACCTTGCCGGTGTCGGCGGTGTGCAAGGCGCACCCACGGGCGGGCAGTTTGGCGCCGCAACGGGTGGCCCGGGTGGTGTGCAGTTTGGCGGCCTTGACCTGTCTGGGCTTGGTGCAGCGCAGGGTGGCCCGAGCGCAGGTCTGTATGGCCTTGCAGGCGCTGGCCCCGGTGGGCTGAACCTCGGCGGGTTTGACGCCAGCCGCGTCGGCGGGTTGGCAAACGCCCCCTCTGGCGATCAGTTTGGTCGCGCCATTGGCGGCCCTGCCGCGCCGTCGCTTGACGCAAACCTTAACCTGTCGGGTGTGGGCGATGTGTCGCGCAACGTGCAGGAAGGCCGGTTTGGGTACGCACGCGGCGACCTTGCCACGCCAGAACTGCAACGTCAGTTAGCCACGCAAGGGTTGGCCGCCATGCCGGTTAACGCTGGCATGAACGCCCAGAGCGCCATCATGTCGCGCCTTGACCCGCAGTTGCAGCGCGAACGGGCGCAGTTGGAGCAGCGCCTTGTCAACCAAGGCTTGCGACCGGGCGGTGAGGCGTACAACGCCGAAATGGAACTGCAAGCGCAGCGTGAAAACGACTTGCGTACCCAAGCCGCGTTGCAGGGCATTTCGCTTGACGCTTCTATGCGTCAACAAGGGCTGGCCGAGCAACAAACGCTGGCCGACTTTGCCAACCAAGCCGCACAACAACAGTTTGGTTTGGGCGCACAGGGTCTTGGCCTTTACAACGAAGCATTGGCGCAGAATTTCCAGCAGTCGTTGGCCGCGCAATCCGCGCAGAACATGGCGCAGCAGCAAGCGTTCCAACAGCGCGTGCAAGCCGGTCAGTTTGGACAAGAAGCGCAAATGGCGTCGTTTGGCATGGGTCAGCAGGCCCAGCGGGCGGTTAACGAGGCGCAAGGTCAAAACTTCCAACAGGCTCTTGCCGCACAGCAGGCGCAAAATGCAGCACAGCAACAAGGCTTTGCACAACAATTGGCAGGCCAAGAATTTGGGCAACAAGCCGCTTTGGCTGGATTTGGCACACAGCAGCAAGCGCAGCAAATGGCTAATCAGGCTGCCGCCCAAAATTTCCAACAAGCGTTAGCCGCCGCACAGCAAGGCAACCAAGCCCAGCAGCAAAACTTCTTGCAGCGCGTAGCCGCAGGCGAGTTTGGCCGCGAAGCGCAACTGGCGACGTTCCAGACGGGTCAGCAAGCCGCACAAGCGCAGAATCAAGCCATTGGGCAAAACTTCCAGCAAGCCCTTGCTGCCCAGCAGGCTGCAAACGCCGCGCAGGCGCAGCAGTACGGTCAGGCGGTTGGTGCGGGTGAATTTAACCGCGATGCGTTGCTGGCCCAATTTGGTATGGGTCAACAGGCAGCGCAGGCGCAAAACCAAGCCGTCGCGCAGAACTTTGCCCAAGCCCAAGCCGCTGCACAGATGCAGAACCAAGCGGGCGCACAGCAGTTTGGTCAGCAATTGTCGGCGCAGGAACTGGCAAACCAAGCGGTTGCACAGAACCAAGCCGCCGCAGCCCAGCAGGCACAGGTCAACGCCGCATTGCAGGGTCAGACCTTTGGTCAGCAAGCCCAAGCCGCGCAGTTGGGAAATCAAGCATTGGCGCAAAACCAACAGACGGCGCTACAACAGCAGCAGGCCGCAAACCAAGCCCAACAGCAGCAGTTTGCCCAGCAAATGGGACAGGCCGAGTTCGCCAATCAGGCGCTCGCGCAGAACCAGCAGGCCGCTTTGCAGCGTTACCAAGCCATGTTGTCGGGCCAAGGCCAGCAGTTTGGTCAACAGGTCACGGCGCAAGAGTTGCAGAACCGCGCCCTTGCACAGAACCAACAACAGGCACTGGCGGCGTATCAGGCCAACCTTGCCCGTCAACAGCAGGGCTTCCAGCAGGCTGGGGCGCAAGCAGAATTTGGCAACCAAGCGCAGTTGCAGCAATACCAGCAAGCATTGGCCGCGCAAGCCTTTGCAAACCAAGCGCAGCAACAGCGGTTTGGTCAGGCCATGGACATCCAAGGGCTGTACAACGCATCAACCTTGCAAAACCAGCAAGCCGCGTTGCAGCAACAAGCCGCGCAGAACGCCGCACAGCAGCAGATGTACAACCAAGCCGCTGGCGCGGGTACGTTTGCAAACCAAGCCGTACAGCAAGCGTTGCAACAGCAACTTGCCATGCGAAATCAGCCGCTCAACGAGATTTCAGCGTTGTTGTCGGGATCGCAAGTGCAAATGCCGCAGTTCCAAGGCTACAGCGGCGTATCGGTCGCCCCGACGCCGTACCTGCAAGCCATGCAGGCACAAGATGCTTCCGCAATGCAGCGTTACGGCATCCAAGCCAACCAAGCCGCTAGCAATATGTCCGGTTTGTACGGGCTGGCAGGCGCATTTGCTGGCGCACCTAGCGGTGGATTTTTAAGCGGATTGTTTGGGAGATAATAACCATGAACGGACGACGCCCGATGAGTATGCCGATGCAACCTGATCGTCGCCCACAAGAGTTGGCGCGTATGTTGGCAATGCAGGAACGCAATAGCAGCCTTGACAGCCCTGTGCCGCAACAGCCAATGCGCCCGTCGCTGGCATACGCTGGCGCAACGCCCAACAGCGCACCCGGTGTCGCCCCGCAAAGCATGAACTTTAACGGCCCGGCTGGCCCGCAGCAGTACCGTGGCCCAATCAGCAACCCCGCAATGAGCGCAATGGCTCCGCCGCAGCAAGGCGCACCGCAGATTGGTGGCATGAGGCGGCCAATGGGTGCAGGCGCACGCGGGTACCCGTCCTCCCCCGGCATGACGACGCCGCAGGGAGGAGCCTACCGAGGGGACTTTGATGGCAATTAAAACTTACCAAGCGTTTACGCCCCCGTCGCCCTACGAAATGGAGCGGCGCAAGGCTGAACAGCAACGCCGGTACGCCGAACTGCTGCAAGAGCAGGCAATGGCGGAGGATGAGCCGTTTACTTATCAAGGGTTCCGCGCAATGCCGTCCCCGGCTGCTGCCCTTGGCAAGTTGCTAAAAATATACGGTTCCAAAAAGGCCGGAGAAAAAGCCGAAGAAGCCGAACAGCGTGCGCGAGAAGCGGACATAGAGGGTGCAGAACGGTTGAGGCGAGAACTTGCACCAGAAGCCCGCATAGCCGCGCCAACAGGCGCAGAAATTGCTGGCACAATGGGAATGCCGCAAATTAACGAAGAAGGGCAATTGTCATATGGCCCAAGCGTGCAATCGCCATTGCGTACTGAAATGGTTGGCCCAACGGCAAAAGAGCGCCAAAACATTTTTGCAAATTATGCCGTGAGCGGAACGCCGACCGCACAGCGCCTCGCACAAGTTTTGGCTGGGCAGGAACCGCAAACGCAAACAATGGAATTTGGCGATCAACTGTTAAACGTCACCGATGGGCAAGCAACGCCTGTGATGATGGGCGGCAAACCCGTAACGGCATCACCAAAGCCGGCGCCGGGGAGTTCGTTGGCAAAACTGTTTAACGAACGCAGCCAATTTTCTCCCGGCGATCCGCGCATTCCAATTTGGGACAAGGCAATAGAAAGCGAAGCAGGCAGCAAAGCGCCTGTTGTAAATATGCCATCAACTCGTGACCGTCAAAAAGATGAAAGTTTGTTGCGCGATCAACTTGAGGGACGCCTTAACAAGATGGATTGGGCAGGTACGCAAAGTGCTATGCAACGCATTTTGACGGCACCAGAAACACCAGTGGGTGACGTTGATATTGTGTATGCCGTTGCCAAAGCCGCAGATTCAAGCGGAGCGGTTCGCAAAGAAGATTTTGACCTCCGCGCTAAAGAAGGAAGTTTAGGCGGTCAATTGCAATCAGCATACGAAGAAGCCAAAAGCGGAAGAATGTTGCCTGCACGGCGGCAACAACTAATAGAATCCGCTCTTAATTTTTATAAAGCGCGGGAGGCAACGGTTAACAAGTTGCTTTCAGACTATCAAGGCATTGCAGAAAGAAGCGATCTGAATGTTCAAAATGTTATTGAACCGTTTAAGCCAATTCCTCTTTGGTCAGACGATGACGAAAAAGAATTGCAACGGTTAAGAAATAAGGCACAAGGGAGGCAATAACAATGGCCCTCACGCCTGAAGAATTGCGACGACTGCAAGAGTTAGAAAGCCGTAAACGGTTGACTCACGGCCCATCCGTTGTGTCATTTGCTGAACCCGAATCAGAAGAATTCAAGGCTGGCCGGACAATGCCCCGACCTGCGCAAGTGGCATTAAAAACTGCTCAAGCGTTAAGTTTTGGATTGTTGCCATCTCTTACTGGCCCAAAAACCGGAGAGATGATTCGTGGCGCGTCTACGCAATTCACAGAGGATTACCCAAAAACTTCATTTGGTCTTGATGTTGTAGGGTCAATGGCGCCAAGTCTGATCGGCGTAACTGCTGGCCCCACAATTGCTAATGTTGGCGCAAGGATGGTTGGCGCACCCCGAGTGCCTCCTCCGCAAGCCATAGACGTTGGGCCAATGGCTCGCGTTGGCACCGCCGCAATGACGGGCGGTGTTGAGGGCGGTGTTTCAGGAATTGGCTATTCCAATGCCAAGACTGATGAAGAACGAATGCGCGACATCTTGTTTGGTACTTTCATGGGCGCGGCAGGCGGCGGTGCGTCAAGTGCAGGCACGAATGTGCTTGGCGCTGTGGGTACAAACATTGGTGAGCGGGCATCGCAGAAAATAGCGTTGTCAGAAGCGCAGAAGCGGCTTATTCAAGCATTGATTCGTGATACGCCAGAGGGTCAAGACGTAGGCCCGTATGTGGCAAATAGACTGCGCAATCTTGGCCCAGAATCAGCGTTGTTAGATGTAGGCGAAAACTCACGGCAACTTGCCGATTTGTTAGCCACTTTGCCGGGCAGAAGCAAACAAGAGTTGCGTGATTTTGTTGAACAACGTGCTTTTAGTCGCGGTGAACGCATGGCAGCGGCTGGCCAAGAAGGACTTGACACGGGCGGCAAACGCGTTGTTTCAACGCTTGATGACCTTGCCAAACAACGATCCCGCGAAGCCGGCCCGTTGTACCTACGTCTAGAAGGAATGTCGGTATCTGACCCTTCTGGTGTTATCGGAAGCATTGTAAAACGTGCGGAAGAATTAGGCGCGACGCGCATTGCTCGCAGTCTTGCAAAAACGCAGCAGGTAACGCGAGGCGGTAAGGGTTGGACATATAAAGGCACAGAAAGCGGCACTTACAACGCTTCTGATTTGGCAAACATTAAAGAAGGTCTTGACGCACTTGTTGAGAAAGAAACAGACAAGGCAACTGGCAAAATTAGCAAGTTGGGATTGTCGTATGAAGAACTTAGAAACAAACTGCGGGCAGAACTAATTGACAGCACAACTAATCCAAAAACAGGTCAATCTGTTTACAAACAAGCGTTAGACGCATGGGCTGGCCCCAGCGCCGCAAGTGAAGCGGCAGATTTGGGTAGAACCGTGTTAAGCCCTAGTTTGTCTGCCGATCAATTGCGCAAAAACCTGTCAAAAATGTCTGATTCTGAGTTGGAGGCTTTTAGAATTGGCGCGTTTGAGGCAATTCGCAGCAAAGTTGGTACGTCTAAAGGCGGCCGCACCGAGATGATGAACTTAGTTGAAAACTTTGTGCCGCGTGAAAAATTGCAAGTAGTGTTTGGATCGCCAGAAAAGTTTGACCAGTTTTACCGCACCATGCTTGCTGAACGCACAATGCGTGAAGCCGATGTGCTTGGCCGTAATTCGCAAACGGTATCGCGCCAAACTGCGCTTGGCGAAATGAACGCAGATTTAGCGTTAGATGTAGGCGGTATGGCCTCTGGCGGCCCAATGCAATTTATTACTGGCGCTGCAAGAATGTGGAATCAGGCGCAACTGCCAGAAAAAACACGAGATCAACTTGCCCGAGCGTTAATGATGGGCGGCCCCCGCGCAGAGCAAGATGTTTTCTCTATGGAAAACGTAGCAAGAGAACTTGCAAAACGGCGCGTGCGTAGAGCAAGCGCCATTGGCGGCGCGGGTGGTGGCACAACCACCGGCGCAACGCGGCAAAAAGAGGAGTAAGCACAGATGTCTTTCAATGGTTCTGGGACGTTCGTCATCAACTCGGCAGGCCAGCCTGTCGTCGCTAACACCGTCATTTCGGCCACGACGTTCAATGCGTTGACGTCTGACCTTGCTAACGGCTTGTCTACCTGTATCACCAAGGACGGGCAGACCACGCCGACCGCCAACATTCCAATGGGCGGGTTCAAGATCACAAACCTTGCCACCGGCACGGCTGCCACAGACGCGGCCACGGTCGCGCAGATTCAAAGCAACGGCGCTGCCCTTGTCACGGTCACCGGAACCGACACGCTGACGGGTACGCTGACGCCTGCACTGGTTGCCTACGTCACAGGCGCTGTGTACTACTTTGTCGCCCCTGCCACAAACACGGGCGCTGTTACCCTTAACATCGACACCCTCGGCGCTAAAGCCGTTACACGCGACGGTACGACCGCCCTTGTGGCCGGTGACATCGTATCGGGCGAAATGGTTGCCGTGGTGTACGACGGCACGCGCTTCCAGTTGATTAGCGCGGTCAACAGTTTTACCAACCTGAACGTCTCCGGCACGCTGACGGTGGCCGGGGCAACGACCCTTAACGGCAACCTTCAGGTCGGCAATGCGGCTGCGGATACGGTCAACTTTCAAGCAAGCGGCTGGACGCTGACCAACAATGTATCGGTCATTGGAACGTGGGCTGACATTGGCACCATTACGACTGCCGACATCAACGGCGGAACCATCGACGGCACGACCATCGGCGGCGGCACGGCGGCTGCGGGTACGTTTACGACCGTTGGCGCAACGACCGGCAACATCACGACGGTCAACGCTACGACGGTGGACAGCACCAACCTTGAAGTCACGAACATTAAGGCAAAGGACGGGACTGCCGCAGGCTCTATTGCCGACGCTACGGGCGTTGTGACGCTTAACAGCGTTGTTGCCACGACGGCTGACATCAACGGCGGCACGATTGACGCTACCACCATCGGCGGATCGTCCCCGGCTGTGGGTAACTTTACGACCGTCTCGGCTGCCTCGGCGGTCTTTACGACGGCGACCATTACCACCGTCAACACGACGACCCTTGACCTGACCAACCTTGAAGTCACAAACATCAAGGCAAAGGACGGCACGGCGTCGATGACCATTGACGATTTAACGGGCAAGGTCAACGTTACGACCGTTTCCGCCGCCTCCATGAACGCGGCAGTTGCGGCTATCACGACCGGATCGGTTACCAACCTTACGGCCACCTCAGCCTCGGTTGCCAGCATGAACGCAGGGGTAGCCCTGCTGACGACTGCTACGGTTACGACGCTGAACGCCTCTGGCGCATCTATCGCCTCGGCCAACATCGGCAACCTTCAGTTTACGGCTGCCTCCATCGCCTCCATCAACGCGGGCGTGGCGGTTATCAACAACCTGACGGCTACGAGTGCGTCTATTGCCTCCGCTAACGTCGGTGTGGCGCTAATCACCACAGGCACGGTTACAGCCCTTACCGCGACCGGAGCCAGCGTAGCGTCGGCTAACGTCGGCACGGCGGTTATCACAGGGCTGACGGTTACGGGCGCGTCCATCGCCTCGGTCAACGCAGGAACGGCCACGCTGTCGGGTAACTTGACGCTCAACGGCGGCACTGCCAACCAAGTCCAGTACCTCAATGCATCCAAGGTATTGTCGGGATCGTCCAACCTTACGTTTGACGGCACAACGCTCACGGCCAACACGCTCGTCAGCACCAACCAAGCCACCATCGACGGCATGGCTGTCGGGCAGGGCGTTGGGAACGTCTCAACAAATACGGCAGTTGGCGTGGATGTACTG